TATCATGTTATCAAAGAAAGAATTATTTAATGCAAAAGCATCATCACGCAAAATCGAGAAAGGATTACAGATTGACGTTGTTAATGTCGGCACATATAGTGATACTGACAAGGACGGCAACCCAGTAGCAGTATCAGTGCTTGTTGATAAAGACGGAACAGTTTTTACAAGCATTTCTAAGACTATTAATGAAACGTTAGTTATGCTTGAGGACATCATATCAGATGACGGACATGCCCTTATAGAGGTATGTGAGAATACATCCAATAGTGGTAGAAAATTTTACCAGTTAATGATACTTTAATTATTTAGACTATTTATTAATAAGGGGGGATTTTACCCCCCTTTTTACTTATAAGCATAGGAGGTTTAAAGTGTATGGGTAGGACAACTAAGAAGTCACAGATCTTAAAGGAATATAATAAAGAGCGAAACAGAATTAAACGTTTTATTAGAAATGCTGAGAAAAGAGGGTATGTATTCGAGCCTAATCTCATACCACCAAAACCAAAAACTATCACAAGTGGTTCAGTAAGAAGGCTATCAAAAATTCGTCCAGCACAGCTTTATAGCAAAGCCTATGCCATCAGTGCAGTAACAGGACAGCCAATAACAGTTGAGCAGAGAAAAAGAGAAATCAGAAATGAAGCGTCCAGAAAAGCATGGGAAACCAGGAGAAGAAAAAAAGACCAGGAGGACTATAATCGAATTAAGTCTGACAAAGAATGGCAACAAACCTTTCATGCCTCAAAATTAGTATGGGATAAAGTACAGTCCATGATAGCAAATGTTGGTGTACAACAATCCCAGTCAGCAGAGTTGTTAAATGATCTTTTAAACTCACAAATTGAAAAGTATGGCGCAGACATTGTTCTGTATTCCATTGCACAAGCAAGTGAGGATTTTTTAGCAACTTGTGAGGTTATAATTAGATATCATCCAAGTACCGCTGTATCAAGGACAGCCGTTCAGCATTTATATACATTAATAAGTGGCAATTTACCAAGTGAAGCAGAACAGGCAGAAATTGATAAATCATTAGCCAGTGATGAAACGTGGGAAGAAATATGAAAAAGCAAATGAAATATATGGTGGGTGATTTTGAAACCACTGTATATGAAGGACAGACATTCACGGAGGTGTGGGCTTCAGCAGTTGTCGAGCTAGGCACAGAGGATGTTAAAATTCATCATTCTATTAGAGAGACATATAATTATCTTTATAACTTAAAGCAGAATATTTGTATATATTATCATAACTTAAAGTTTGATGGATCGTTTTGGCTATCGTTCCTGCTAACAGATTTGAAATATGAACAAAAACTATATGTAAACCCTAACAACGATAGTGATGTACACTTTTTAAAAGAAAAAGATTTAACGCCAAAATCCTTTGTTTATTCAATTTCAGACATGGGACAGTGGTACAGTATACATATCAAGACGCCATATGCAATGATAGAGATCAGAGATAGTTTGAAGCTCCTGCCATTTTCAGTTGAACAAATTGGAAAAAGCTTTGAAACAAAGCATCGAAAATTAAATATGGAGTATAAGGGTCATAGATATGCAGGTTGTCCAATTACAGATGACGAAAAACGATATATTGCTAACGATGTGTTGGTAGTTAAAGAAGCATTAGAAATTATGCAATCTGAGGGGCACTTAAAACTTACTATCGGCTCGTGTTGTCTCTCTGAATTTAAAGCTACAGTTAACAAACAGGACTATCAAGCATTTTTTCCCGATTTAACACAGTTTAAATTAAATCCAGTTGAATATAAATACTCAAACGCTGACGAGTATATAAGACACTCATACAGGGGAGGTTGGTGTTATCTAAAGAAAGGATGTGAAAACAGAATTTACAGTGAGGGTATCACAGCGGATGTTAATAGTTTGTATCCATCTATGATGCACTCAGAAAGTGGAAATTATTATCCATACGGTCAGCCAGTTTTTTTCAAAGGTAAAATTCCACCAAAATGTCTTACAGACCAATATTATTATTTTGTCCGTATACGCACACGTTTTTACTTGAAAGAAAATAAATTACCGTTTATACAGATTAAAGGAAGCTTTTTCTATAAGGCTACTGAAATGCTTGAGACATCTGATATAGTTGATAAAGATACCGGAAATGTGTGCACATGGTACAAAGATTTTGACGGAAATATTAAAAAAGCTATTGTTGAAATGGTACTTACCCAAACTGATTTTGAACTTTTACAAGAGCATTACAACCTTGTAGATTTTGAGTTATTGGATGGATGTTATTTTAGAACTATAACAGGAATTTTTGACGAGTATATTAATAAGTACAAGGAAATCAAGCAAAATAGTACAGGGGCAAGACGAACACTAGCAAAACTCTTTTTAAATAACTTATATGGAAAACTCAGTAGTTCGGATATATCCTCTTTCAAAGTGGCAAGGGAGAAGGATGATGGCTCACTAGGATTTACAACATTTGAAGAACACGAAAAGAAAGTTATGTATATCCCGATAGGATCAGCTATAACAAGTTATGCCAGAAATTTTACTATTAGAGCGGCACAACAAAACTATAAATATTTTGTATACGCTGACACGGATAGCATACATTGTTGCACTACAAAGAAAAATATTAAAGGAATAAAAATACACCCATCTAATTTTTGTTGTTGGAAGCTCGAGAGCTTTTGGAATGAGGCTATTTTTGTTCGTCAGAAAACTTATATTGAACATGTTACGCATGAGGATGAAGAACCAATTAAAGAGCCATACTATAACGTAAAATGTGCAGGTATGCCGGATAGTTGTAAAAATTTATTTCTTATGTCAATGGAGGGCGTGACGGATGAAGAACTAGAGAAATACCCACCAATTCAACAGGAATTTTTGAAAACAAGGAGAACGCTTGCTGATTTTAAACAGGGGTTGGAAGTATATGGAAAACTCAGACCCGTAAGAATAAGGGGCGGAATAGTATTACAGGAGACAACATATAAAATGAGATAAAATGTAGAAATGCACGGCAACGTGAAACATAACAAAAGAGACAGAATAAAATCTGTCTCTTTAATATATCTATAACGTTAATTCTTAATGCATGGGTAGGCATACACCCAAATACAGAGGTGTGTCTTATATTTCAAAGAGCCTTTCACACCAATGTTACAAAAATAACTAACGCAGATACCGTTAATAATATGCCAGAGCTTTAAGAATACATTCTTTACAGTCAAGCGAATAAAATCTAAAACAACCTCTATCAAAGAAGTACCTCATATAGTCAATTAACCATCCATTATTTTTAAGCATAACAAAATTAATATTATGGTCATCTGTGGTGACTGAAATTCTATGTTTAAAATAAGGGTCAACCTTCTTGTCACAATATACTATGCTGTCTTCTTCAAACATTTTAACGGCATATTCTTCACTCTTATATTTAAGAGTACATAAGTATCTGCTTTGTCCCCTCATTTTTTCAATAAAAGCATTATTATCATTGAGGTAGACATTCTGTGACGCATAGGCTACATAATTAGACTTGTTAAAAGCTCTATTGAATAGTGAACTTTCCTGTAATTTAGACGCACTTGCGTTATAACCCTGCTCAAGAACAAAACCATCACCACGTAAAAACTTGACGTCAGATGTGAGTCTGTCAGTAATATCTAATGCTGTGTAATAAGGATTTAATAGCGTCACAGCGTTTGAAATCATTATTACAGGAACATATCTGACCTGGCTGTTATTACCTCTGGCTATTGAAGTATGAATACTTATAAATTTACTGACTTCATCAGCACAATAATGATTAGTCTCGGACTGGAATTCATCAAGAAGTATTCTTGATACATCACTCAGATAATGGGAATATTTTTTTACTTTATCCGCACAATTTAGTGCGACAGCATAGCCACAGGATTTTCCCTCATCCTCTTCATCGTATGCACTGCATAAAAATAACTCGTACATTTTACTATTGCCGATTTGTACAGCCTTCATTGTGTAGGCTGAGAAAAAAAGATTATGTATATCTTTAAAGAATTTGTCAGCTGAGTCCTTTAACTCGTCCTGGAATCTGTACAATAAGCAAAATTTTTCATTATACTTTAAAAAGCGATTAATTAGGTATCTATTAAAATATGTTGTTTTTCCAGCACTTCTGTTTGATGTTGAAATATAAATTTCGGGCACATTTCCATTAATATCTTTCATGCTTAACAGCTTAGTGCCATCATAGTATTTAATTTCTTTCATTTATCCACTTCCTTTAGTTTATTATATCAAATTATTCACAATTTGTCAAATTAATGTTGATAAGTTGTGGATAATATGTTATAATAAGAAAAAAGAAGGGAGGTCACTATTATGGTTAACGACTTATCAACATTAATTTCCACGCTTGGTTTTCCCATAGGAATGTGTTTAATTATGTGTTATTACATTAACAAAATTAATGACGCACATAAGGAAGAGACAGACAAGTTTGCGGAAGCACTCAACAATAATACAGTCGTGCTTCAAAAACTTTGTGATAAGCTTGACAGTGAGGTGGATGTCAATGACAAGTAGTGATATTGTAACAATAGCAAGATCATATATTGGAAAGCCTTACGTGTGGGGTGGAGAGTCTGAGTCTGAGGGTGGATATGACTGTAGTGGTTTTGTATATTCTGTACTTAATAAGTGTGGCATGAAAGTACCAAGAACTACAGCGCAAGGCTACTCAGCATTAGGCAGAACGGTAACAAATATTCAAAGTGCTGATCTGCTTTATTTCGGCAGATCAACCAGGAGAATTACTCACATAGCAATTGCCATTAATGGCACACAGATGATTGAATCGATCGGAAATAGTAAAAACACAAAAACAAACAAGGGTAAGGGTGTTTCAATTACTAATATTTCGCGCCGGAACGACTTAGTACTTGTTAAAAGAATTGTTGATTTTAAAAAGGAGAAATTAACCACTATGTCTTTATTGAAAAAAGGTACTAAAAATAACGATGTTACTGTATTCGAGATACTAATGTCAAAGTTAGGGTATTATAAAGGTTCAATTGATACCCACTACGGTAAAGGCTGTGTATCTGCATGTATTAATTTTCAGAAAGATCACAATCTTGTACAGGATGGTGAGTGTGGCAACAATACGTGGAAAGCACTTCTTAGTGAGGTGATTTAATGTCATGGATTGCAATTGAGGGCACCAGGAAGTATCTGACACAGGCGCAGAGGGAAAATAACGCTATAGAGTTTAACGCTTATTTTACTGGAAAATACACACTTGAAAGTATATGTGGTATGCTCGGAAATATTCAGAGAGAAAGTACCTTAAACCCTGCACTAAAAGAAACAGCAAGTGTATCCAGTGGGTGGGGGCTGATTCAGTGGACGCCATCTTCAAACCTCACTGACTACGCAAGTGCCCAGGGTAAGGACTGGAAAGATGGTAACTTACAGTGTCAGCTTATTAATGCCGAAGTACTTGAAGGATATGGCGGTCAGTGGATACCAACTAAAAGTTATCCATATACGGGTTTGGAATTTTCCCGGCTGACGAATGTTGAAGAAGCAGTTAAAGCTTACTGCTTTGAACGTGAGCGCGCTGGCGTTGTAGCACTTGATGAAAGAATACAAAACGGAAAGAACTGGTACGAGTATCTTAGCGGTACACCTTTACCGCCCACACCTGCGCCACCAACAAAAAGGGCCTTACCTGTTTATATGATGATGCGCAGACGATTTTAAGGAAGGAGAATGATAATGGCAAAATTATCAAAAGAAGAACTTATTAAAAAAGTAAGAAAATATGTCGGTGACAGGACGGATGATGAAACAATTGAGATTATTGAGGACATATCCGACTCAATCGACTCGTCCGATGCTGACGAGTGGAAACAGAAATACGAGGAAAACGACAAAATGTGGAGAGACAAATATATTTCACGTTTTCTTGAAAAAAAGGAAGATGAACCAGAAACACCGAAAGAACACGAGGAGGAAGAGAAAGAGTACAACTCTTTCGATGATTTATTTGAAGAGGAGGAAGATTAATGGCTAGAAGAATTGCTAAAACGAAACTTGACGCACGCTCAATTGATATTCTTAATGTTATCAGAAATAATGCGTCATATGCTTATCAGAAAGATGTACCAAAAATAGAGAAGGAACAGGACATCCCAAAGGTTGGAGAAATCCTTTTTGGAAATCCGACACATTCCAACGAATTTATCAACGCTTTAATTAATAGAATTGCGCTGGTGCGTATGCAGAGTGCAACTTTTAACAACCCTTATAAGCACCTCAAGAAGGGCTATCTCGAATTCGGTGAAACTGTAGAGGATATTTTTGTTGGTATTATCAATGCTGTAAAATATGATGCCGAGAAGGGTGCCAGCAGGGAGTTTAAACGTACTCTTCCTAATGTCCAGTCAGTCTTTCACGTGACTAACTGGAGGGTAATGTACCCAATTACTATCGAGAAACAGGCTTTAAAACGGGCGTTTACATCTGCTGACGGTGTAACTAATCTTATTACATCAATTATTGACCAGGTTTATCAGTCAGCTGAATATGACGAATACTTACTTTTCAAATATCTGCTCATTAAGTCAATTTCTCACGGTAAAGTATATCCACAGCCGATTGATACTACTGACATGGATAGTGTGGCTGTAGCTTTTAGAGGGAAATCAAATTTACTTCCTATTGATATGACAGGCAGATTTAATGAGGCTCATGTACAGAACAACACACCTATTGATAAACAGTGTATTTTTATGGACGCTGATTTTAATGCTAAATTTGATGTTAAAGTACTTGCCAGTGCTTTTAATATGGATAAAGCAACATTCATAGGAAAACTTCATTTAATTGATGATTTTGCGTCATTCGATAATGAAAGATTTGAAGCCATCAGAGAAGAGTCTACGGGTCTCGAAGAAGTGACAGCAGACGAACTTGAACTTATGAAAAACGTTAAGGGTGTTTTAGTTGATGAGGACTGGTTCCAGGTTTATGATAACTTATTTGAATTTGACGAAACACGTGTAGGCAGTGGGCTATATTGGAATTACTGGTTACACGATTGGAAAACTATTTCTTACTCACCTTTTGCTAATGCAATCGCTTTTGTTGACAATGGTGCTACAATTGACGGGCCTGCATCAATTAATGTTGAAATCACAGGAAAAGATACATCTGAGGTTGGTACTATCTTTACACTTAATGTGAAGGACACACCTACACTTGCACCTAATTCAGTTAATTTTGTTCAGACGGAAACTCTTACAACAGAGGGTATTGCTGTGCAGAAATATGGTGCTATTGTGATTCCGGCAACAAAATCTGCAACAGATATCACGCTTGTAGCTGATTTAGATGGAACAACCTACACAGGAGCTACAACAATCACAGGTGATAGTGCTGTAGGAGACATAGTCGTATTAAATAAAGGATGATGATCAATGTACATAGTACCAGATAGTGAGGTGTACATGCTGAGTGGAGTACCACTTTCCACTCAGCAGAAACACACAATTTATTTTTCAGATAGGAAAACACAGGAAAATTATTTTATTAGTAAAGCCAGAAAACATTTTTCTAAGGTAACTTACAACAGAGTTAATAAGGGTAAATGTCGTTTACAGGCTACAGCAGATAGCTTATATGACTGTAATTATATGATGTTTCAAAACTCAGCGTTTAGCACCCGTTGGTTTTACGCTTTTGTGACAGGAATTGAGTATATCAACAATGTAACTGCGGAGATAACCTTTCAGATTGATGTTTTGCAGACTTACTGGTTTGACATCGATAGAAAAGAATGTTTTGTTGAAAGAGAACATTCGGTTAGTGATAAAATTGGTGAGCATATCTTACCCGAAAATGTCGAGTGTGGCGAGTATGTTTACAACGGTGTCCCTCAGTTAATCGGACTAGGCTCTTTAAGTACTTGTACCATGGTACTACTTGCCACAACAGGGGGCTATCTATACGATGGTGTTTATAGTGGCTATCAATTAAAGGCTTTTGCTAACACAGAAAAGGGTGGAAACAACCTTTCCAATTTTTTAAATCAATATTTAACTGCCCCCAACAATATCTTGGCTCTATACACTTGTCCTACAGATATACTTCCTGTTGAGGTAACGGATAAAGGTGTTAATATTACATTTACTGGAAATACTAACCCCATAAATGTTACTGGCGTACCAATTACTAGTAGCGATACAATAAACGGATACAGGCCGAGAAACAGGAAACTATATACGTATCCGTTCAATTTCAATGAAGTAAGAAATAACTGCGGACAGACATTAATTCAACGCTATGAATTTTCAGAAAACCTTACACCCTATTATAACATAGTTGGTAACATGACTATGCCAGTACAGGAAGTGCTAAGATTTGACCGGTACAAGTCCACAAAAACCACAGGCACAGACAGAATGGATATGACAGAAACGATCACACTTGACAGCTTCCCTTTATGTTCGTGGAATGTAGACGCATTTAACGCGTGGGTTGCGCAAAATGCTGTACCAATTACAATCAACGCTATTCCGTCAGCCGTTCAGACTGCTACGGGAATGATTACTGGACAGTCAAGTAACTCAGCACTGGGTAGCGTCCAGAATATATTAACAAGTGCTTACACGGCTAGTATTGCTGCTAACGACGTAAAGGGTAATTATGCTACTAATAACGCACTTTTTGGTAAAGGACAAGTGTGTTTTGAGGCTCAGAGAAAGTCTGTCACTGCTGAGTATGCAAAGGCTATTGATAAGTATTTTGATGTATTTGGATATTCCTGTCACACAACTAAAGTACCAAATGTATCAAGCAGACCTCATTGGAATTATACAAAAACCGTTGATTGTACAATAGTAGGGGGAGCACCTAGCGATGATATAGCCTTGATTGAAAGTTATTTTAACAGAGGGATAACGTTTTGGAAACATCCTAATGAAGTAGGAAATTATTCGCTTGACAATTCAGTTTAGAAAGGAGTGGGATAAAATTGAGTAAGGCAAGAAAAGCAAGACGTGATCAAAAGCGCACTTCATTTACTGACAGCGTTTTTTATCAGCTTTACACTTTTGACCAATACTTGGATTTATTTACAGAAATAGCTATTAGCTCGTTTGATTGGGTTGGGCTTCCTGCCACTGTAGATGCCCGTTTTATTGAAGTTGGTCTGTATGAGAATAAAGCTATGCTGTATTTTAACGATGAAGTCATGGGAAATCTATGCTTGCGAACTGTACTTGGTGGTCAGCTTGACGTTTACGATATACCTCTGGATAGACGGGCGTACGCCTCCAATGGCTATCAACGTGTATGCGGTAGAAGTGATAGTGTTATTATATGGGATAATATGACTCACTGGTGTTGCAAAAGTAAAATGGAAATATATGCTAAAAGACTCGCAGAACTTGACGCAAGTATTGATATCAACTGTAAAGCTCAAAGAACCCCCATTTTAATTAAAGGCAGTGAACAGCAACAATTATCTCTACAAAATGCTTATATGCAGTTTGATGGCAATCAGCCTGTTATTTTTGCTAGTAATGATTTCATGGAGGGGGATGGGGGCTCGTTTGGTGTGTTCACAACAGGTGCGCCCTTTGTAGCTGATAAGTTGTATGAATTAAAGGTTAATCTGTGGAATGAGGCTCTCACTTACTTGGGCGTAACAAACATAAGTGTTCAGAAAAAAGAAAGAATGATCAAGGACGAAGTTCAGAGACTTCAAGGCGGTGTAATGGCTAACAGATATTCAAGGGAATTTGCAAGGCAACAGGCTTGTGAGCAGATTAACAGAATGTTCGGTACTCAGATAAGCTGTCATTTCCGTGATGTATTCAATCAGAATGATGACAGGAAGGAGGATGACGATGAGTAAATTCACAACACAGGTTAGATTTATATGTGAAACAAGTGCGAAGCTTACAGAGTCGCACGGATTTAATGACATTGAAGATATACTGGATAAGTCTTGGAACAGGATTTTTAGCGACTTTCCTATTTTTGATGAAAAATACCGTCCAGAACTTTGTAAGAAGATTTTAAGACATTACTACACTAGAGAGATATGTTGCGAAACTGTAGGAAGATGGAAGTTGTTTCTTAGTGATAAGATGAAAAACATAATGCCTTATTATAACCAGCTTTATCAGAGCGAATTATTAAAAATTCAACCGTTAGTTAGTGTGGACAGGAGTGTTACTCATGAAGGTAGTGGATCCGAAACCAAAACCACTAACAGAAATGGTACTAACAGTAGCAGTTCTAGAACTGACGGATCTACTGATACCTGGAGCTATTACAGTGATACACCACAGGGCGGTATTGAGGGACTTGATAGTATCGATTATTTAACAAACGCCACGCACAATAGGGGTACAGATAGTACGAGTAGTACGCTGAACGGTAGCACCTCTGACAATGAAACAGGAACAGGCAATAGAACCGACAGCTATGTTGACAAAGTTTTAGGCTATGAAGGTAATCAGTCAGAAATGCTATTAAAGTTTAGAGAAACTTTTTTAAATATTGATATGATGGTTATTGATGAGCTTAAAGATTTATTCTTTACAATTTACTAGGAAAGGAGTGTATTACATGGACAACGGTGACAGAGATTTTTTTAGGTTTTGGTGCTACAAGGTTTTACCACTTGTGTATGACGATAGCTTAAGCTATTATGAAATTCTGTGCAAAATGGTGGATTATATTAATAATTTGATTGAAACTGACAAATTACAGAATGATGAAATAAACAAGCTGAAAAAGGATCTACAGACAGTACAAAATTGGATTAATAATTTTGATACAAGCTTCGCAGAGAGCATTATAGCTCGATATTTAGCTACAATGATTTTCGTAACGATTAGTGACGAGGGTTATATCATTTATACCATTCCAAAAACTTGGGAAAGTATTACTTTTAATACTACTGGGTTAGATATTGGTAATAACATTGGTGTTGGTCAGTATGACTATGGTCATTTAGTTTTAAGCTATTAGGAAAGTGAGGTAAATAATATGAATGGATTAATTAACAGACAATACGTCGGTGCTAGATATGTACCTAAAGTTATGGGCGAATGGAATAAGGCTTTACAGTATGAAGCATTATCAATAGTAACATATTTGGGTAATAGTTTTACAAGTAAAGTCCCTGTACCAGCAAATATTGATATAAGTAATAAGACTTATTGGGTTAATACTGGCAATTATAACGCACAAGTTGAAGCATACAGACAACAAACAGCTGAACTTGAAAATCATTTAAACAATGAAATTATAAATAGAAAAAATGATTCTAAAGATAACATTTTATGGATTGGTGACTCTTATAGTGAAAATTATAATCACAAATTACCAAATGGTGTTCGTAATATGTTAAATGCTAAAAATTGGTATGAATACAGTAAAGGTGGCGCAGGTTTTGCGGGAGCTTGGGCTGGTGCTTCCTTTAACGATTTAATTGAACAGGCTAAAAAGGAATTGAGTGATACTCAAAAAGAAATGATAAAGTATGTATATATTGTTGGTGGTGCTAATGATAGTAGTTTTGCATGGACTGACCTTAAATCTAAAGTTATTAGTACTGTTCAGAACGCTAGAAATAGTTTTCCTAACGCACAAGTTTGTTTTATATTTGCTAGTTGTGCTTATGATACTTACACAGATTTGCTTACTAAAACTAAGAATATATCTAACGATAACTATGCGCCTTGCATTTTTGCTATGCCGTATTACTATTTAACCGGTGCGTTTTACAACGCTGATAATTTGCATTATACAGAGGAAGCCACTAATTATATTATAAGCGTTATTTCTAATTTACTATGTGGCTCAAATTATATCCCAACTGTCACAGCTAATTTGGCAAAAGCTTGTTTTCAAGGCTGGAAGACTAATAACCAATTACAGGCTTCAGCGCCTAGTGGTGTATTAAACATTTCATCACCTTATATGATGTTATCAAAAGATACTGTAGAGCCTTTTTCTAAGGACCAATATAATAATACTATATTATTAAAAAGTGAACCTATTAGTGGTGCTAATAGGACGGTATTCCCTCTATCGCCTATTAGATTATATGTAGATCTCGAAATTAATAATGAACATTATACCGATTATTTA